ATTGATGGTTCATTTTCGATTGTGTTGCCAATAGCTTTGTGCTGGTACTCAATCAATCCTGACACTTGCTCTTGTGACAATCCAAGCTGATGTGCAACATTTCTAAACTCATTTAGATCTGCTTCACCAAAATAGCTTTCCATACCATCTTGAATGTTAATTTCATATCCACCAGCGTCATCAGGTCTGCCTAGCTTACTGTAAAGTTCGCTACGTTCCTCATCGTTCTTTGGCATAGGAATACGGCTACCAAGCTGTTTCTGCTGGTGCACGACAGTCTTTGCCAAGTCTGCTGGTGATTTAAAGTTTTGAAGCGTAGGGTCATTCGCTAGATCGTCAGGAAGTTGTGATTTCCAATCGCTTGATAGGTTATCGCTACCACCTTCAGACCCTAGAATTGTATTAGCTTCTACGGTTGCCTGTTCGGTTTGAACGGCCTGTTCTTGTTCTGACATATAATTACCCTTCGTCCTTTCGTTCTTTTAGCAGATTGTTAATACGTAGTAAGACACTACGCTGCCCTTCTTTGTAAGCTGTAGCGTATGGATCACTGCTAAAACTAATCCTGTCGCCATATGCAGCTTGCAAATCCTGTAGTACACGTTCCCCTTCAGGGGTGCTAAAGGTTACTAAATAATCTGTAGCAAGTTGTGTATGTTCTTTATTTAATTGTTCTGCGTCACTCATTTGAATTTATTTTTTATCCATTTGTATCCAGCATAAGCTAATAGCAAGACTACAATAGTGCCTATGCCATCTACCCATGATGTGTTGTTTATGGCATCAATCAGATCTGCGTTAATATCCCAACCCATTATTCTGCCATCTGCCTTTCTGCTTCGACTTGTGCTTCACCCATTACGCCTTGCGTATCAGGGTCAGATACAATCTTAGCTGTTTCTGCCTGTGTTTTGCCCATATCAGCAGCCTGCATTTGTGCAGCCATTTCTGCTTGCTGTGCTTGTGCTTGTGCAGCAGCTTCACGCATTTCTTCTACTTCATCAACACCACGCATAATTGTTTTAGGCACGCCAAGTAAGTCTGCACGCAATCTAATAGCTGCATCGTGGTTGATATTTTGCATTACGGCTGGATCTATCTGCCCTACCATCATTGCAAGCTGATATAGCTTGTCGATAGCTGTAGCTTCTTCCATACGCTGTGACCTTGCTAATGGGCCAACATACTCAATATCTATCTTTGCACCCTGTATAATTTCAGGCAACGGCATCAATGCTTCTGCACGCAGCATAATACCAAACATACGTTCAATTAATGGGTTCAAAAATTCTGATTGGAAACGTCCTAGCGTTGGGCCAAGCAGTCTTTGCATCAGTTCGTACCTTACTTGTACTTCTGTTGCAGTCATCTGTGGGCCTTCTTGCAGTTGTAGCTGGTCACTGTAGTACGCTTGACGTATTGCTGTACGTAGCTGGCCTTCTTTTAAATCTGTAATCTGCCAGTTGCTACCAACCTGCAATGGTTTGATTGCACCATCGTTTCTAATAACTGTTATACCTGCTGGGGTGGTTCTCACTCGCCCAATAACACCGTCATCCTGTACCAAAAGTGGGGGGTCAATGGCTTTCGCCCACGCTTTAAGACCAATTTCGACTGCTTTGTTAAGTGTTTTGATGTCAGGCAATGCATTATATGACGGTGACCGCCCATATATTTCACCTGTTGCTTTTGACCACCTTGGAACAAGGTATGGAAACTCATTATACCCACCTGTACGTAGAACCATTTTATCTTCTTCACACACATGACAGCTATGGAAAGGTAGCTGTGTCATACCTTCCTGTTTGCCGTGTGCTCTGATGTAATCTTCTGTAGGTTCTACAGCGTGTATAAATGTAAATTGCTGTTCAGGTTTTTTCTTTAGGGCTTCTGTAATTTTTTCGCCAACACTGTCTTGACCAAACTCTTGTACTGCCTGACGTGCACTTAGTTTGTAGCGTCTATATACAGTGTCTACATATCCGTTAATGTTTTCTTGGATGAAAAACTCTGCACAATGTAAAGTGTTAAAATGTACACCATCTTGCTCAAATCCTTTTTTGCTTTCTTCTACAAACAGACAGCCTGTACCTATTGATGTTAGGTCAAGATACATTTCATGCACTTCAGTATTAAAGTTACTGTCGTTAAACGCATCATACATCCTACGTGCAGTATCTTCTAAGAAACGTGCTACTTCTTCATTCTCATTTAGTTCTTTGTCACGTAACTTAATAGAGAACCAAGGAAGGGATGGTGATGTTAATGTTCCTTGCAAAGATGCTGCTAATAACGTGTTTGCTTGTATCGCTGTGCTGTCAAATAATATTTCTGTACGCTTTTCACCTTTTGTCCTCAATGTAATAACGTCTGCCTTACGTGGCATAACGTAATCCAAAATTTCTTGCCAGTGATCTTCCCATGTACCACGTTGGGTTTTCATGGCTTCATAGCGTTTTTTTATGTAATCAAATTTTTCATTCACGATAACGTACCCCCTAGGGCAGTTTTCGCTGTATCAGCTTCATCTTCTACGCCCATACCTGATGTAAGCACAGTTCCGTATTGACCCTTCTTCTTAGTAGCAAGCATTTTGCCTTTTTCTTTCTCTAGCTTTGCTTCCTTTTCAGCAGTTCTGTCAACAACAGATTGTTCTACAGGTGGGGGCATCTGTGGTGCACGTTTCATACCCATCGACATTCCCCTTTTAACATTCCATAAAGTGACCCATCCAACCACTTGTCTGTTTTATCGTCATACAACACCTGTCGTATTACACCTTCTTTTACAAATCCAACACCTGCCAGCAATCTTTCATTTCTTTCGTACCCATGTACACAAATCGCTGTCATTCTGTTACACTTGCATTGATTAAAAGCGTAATCAAACATCAGTTTTATATATCTACGTTGACAAACTCTAGGATCATCTAGTGCAAGATGGACATGAATATTGTGCCCATCGTAGTCAGAAAATAATAATACACCTAACGGTTCATTAGGTGCTTCTTCTTCAGCAAACATTATATGACGATCTGTGTGACACATATCTCTAGCGATATATGCCCTAGGTGCAATAAAATCGTATGCTACCTGTCTTATATCATCATTTGTATTTGCTACTATCATTTATCTACGCTGCACCCATTGCAGTTTTAGCGTCCTTATTTTTTTTCTTTTTTGGTGCACCTGCTTCAGCCATATCTAGGCCACCGCCTAATGCAGTCTTTGCAGTGTTTGCTTCTTCTTCAACACCTGTTGAACCTGTCATGTTCATGTTAGATCCATACAAGCTACCACCGCTACCTGTAGCACTTGCCAATGCACCTTTTGCTTTATCTACTGCACCGCTTTTTACCGACTTAGCTTGCGTCTGTACTTTTTGCACAGCAGCTTGCACTTTTGGTTTTGGTGCAATAGCCCTAACAATCGGTGATGCTACTTTTCTAATTATCTTAGCTACGCCACCCATAATTTACCTTTCCTGAACCTATGCAAAAACACTAAACTCATTGTCGCTAGAGTATTGCATTGGCTCATAATTTTTTACCCTAGCTTTACGAACGCTCATTACTGCGTAACGAAAAGCACTAATAATATCGTCATGTTGTGCTACGATCTTACCGTCTTTTCTATGATACATTCGTAATTCTTCTAACACTTTACTTTGATTATTAAAAATTTTCAATCTATTAGTCTGAAACCTTGTATACATATCCATTATCCCAGCTTCTACACTAATACCACCTGTATTTTCTTTTTGTCCTTGTTGTGGTGGGTTTGTAAAATGCTCACGTGTCATGTTTACACCTTCAGCCCTGTATTGTTCTGTTAGTGATTTACCTGACCCTTTGTCAGCTTGCCTACCATCCATAGGCCATATTACAGGTATGTAGTTGCCACGTGCCTTTATAGCACTTGCATGAATAGGCACAGCTTCTTGACGCATAGAATACGTGTCATACAAGTAAATACAGTCTGTATCCCTATCCCATGCAATCCATGCTGCTGCTGTTGGGTGATCCCATCCAAAATCAAGACCACATATCCTAGGCCAATGACTAGGTATCTCTATAGGGTCACAAATCATGTCTGCTTCTGCCATAGGAAACACAAGGCCACTACCTAACTGTGGTATGCCTTGTTCACGCATCTTACGTTCATGTGGTGGTAACGCTGCTAGTATCTGATCTCTAACTTTTTTTGTCATATGTGGGGCATCATCCCATGTAGCTTGTACTAATGCCTGCCCATCACGTATGTCATTGATGTATTGTGCTACAGTTTCCGTCATACCGTTTTCAGGTGTAAACGTCATATACACAATACCACCCCTGTCAGCAGTACGTGTTAGCGATTGTGTGTAAATCTGTGCTGGCGGTTCTTCATCTAGCCATATAACGTCCAAACTTTCGCCCATCCACTTTTCTTTACCCATTTCGTAGGCTTTGAAAGCAAGTCGGCTATATCCACCTGTTGTGTGTCTGACTACACAGCTATTCAATGCATTAGGCACACCTGCTTTTCGCACTGTGTCACCTATAAGATTTAACGGTATTGACCCTGTGCCCCTAGCACTAGGATCGTCAGGTTGCCCCAACAATTCTTTTTGACAAATATCACGTGTTGTTTCGTTAGACGCACCACCAGCCCATGCCCTTATAGGTCTAGTAAAACGTTTGCCTTCCCACCAATCAGGATACAAACCTGTCAAATGTATGGCTAGTTCCATAGCCCCTGACCAAGATTTACCTACACGGTTACCTGCCATAAGCAACCTTTGTTGTGCTACGGTGTTATGAAACTTAACTTGGTATGGGTATGGCTTGTAATGTTTTAACTGGTTAGTAGCACGCCTACGCTCTAACTCTCTTGCAATCTCTACTGCTTGTTCTAACGCACTCACGTCACATCCTTCGTAACATTTTGTAACAATTTCTGTAGATCATCACTGTGGCACATAATCCAGTGCCCTTTGCGATTTGCTTCACATAAGGCAATGATAGGTGTCTTACCTTCTTTGTCAGCTAATTCTTTTGTTTCATCCCACAATGTTACAACACTGTGCTTTTTGCGTAACTTACACTCTATAAACAGGTCAGGATGTATAACATCTGCCCTAGTTATCTTGCCGTTGCCACCTGATAGGGGTGTTCGCTGCCCCCCAAAAAATGCAGCAACCTTTCTTTCACGCTGTTTCCATGCTTTGTCGCCCATATTAGCAATATATACTATAAATTAACCTTAGTCTATTTGTTTTACTTTATTAACCTATGTTAATACTAAAATATCCCCTCCGCTGTGTGGAAAGACCCATTGTATTATACAGGCCAAAGCGTTTTGGGGGGGTGGGGGGTCGATTTCTGCTGTCGTGGGGGCAAATTATTTCTGTGCGTGTCGCCTGCGTTGCGTGGGCTGCACATTTGCTGCGGCTATGTGTAATGCACCACCCCTGCCCCTATCCTTTTGACAAGACCGCAGGCCGTGTGCCCCTGCTTTGCTGTGGTGCGTGTGTGTGTGCGGAGAAAACGTTTTTGCGTGGGGTGATTGGGCTACTGATTGGGGGTGCTGTGTGTTCCCCTATATATAGAGCGTAACAATACAGGGTTAATGCTGTGTGTCTTTATCACTAGACCCCAGCCCATTTAATAGGTGTTGCAGTTCTGTTTGCAGTTCTTCATCTGTTCGCTGCTTGGTTACGTCCTCAACCTTGTGAACAGTCTGATAGCCTGTACGGTCTAAGATGCTATTGATTGCACCTAGCCTGACCGCAGGGCTTATCTTGTCATCATTGACCAGCTTGGTTAGCTTTTCGATTGCCAACGGTACGACTGACCCAAGTAGCTTTTTTGTTTCTGTGTCTATCTCATGGGATAGTTGCTGCTTGAGGTTGTAGCCTTGTTGTTCTGCTGTGGCTTTACTGTAGCCAGCCTTGATCGCTGACTGTGTGGCATTGCCAGTCTGACTAAAGTTTTCAACAAACGCTTTTTGTTTGTCTGTAAGGGTTTTAGTAATCATATGCTCATTATAACCTAAAGTGGTTGACAGTCAATTATATTGTGTTAATATTAACCTACGTTAATCAATAAATGGAAGGTAGAACGATGAAAGTACAACAATACGGAAGCAATCAAACAATCATTAGCTGGTCAGTAGATGGTCAGCCTATTGAATTGTTTTTCTCTTATACAACTGTAGTCGCTGGCAAGTGCGGTGATACTGTTTTTAAAACTGACGAATATCACAGCGTGACAACATCAAAGCACATTAACGCTTATTTGCGTGCTGAATGGGCTGTGGAAGATGTAAAGAAAGTGCCACAGATTGACCAAAACATATTAAATCAGGTTGGCAACGTAAACAGTGACCCTAGCAAGGCATTTCTTATCTTGGCTAATAACTTGAAGGCGGTAGCGTAATGGCTACCGTTTTTGCGATGGTGCTTGGCCTAATGATGCAGCTTGCGTCATTGGGTCTTGCAGTCACAGGGTTTCAACACGTCAACGGACTGTTCGTGCCCTTGGTTCTTGGTTTTGGTGGCACTGTTATTTTTTGGTGGCCTATGATGATGGGGGGCAGATAATGGATAATAAACCAACATGGCAACACCAAGTTAGACGCTTGATGAAAAACCACGTCAAACACACGCAGTCTGATGACCCACTTGCACGCAAACAACGCTTTGTGAACAGCATCAAGGCAAAAGCTGAAGCAGGGTTTATTTGCATCTATGCTGAAGGTCGTGACTGTGATGGGTTTGGATGGTCTAGCAATCCGTCAATGCTGCCTGCTGTGCCTACGATAGTGCAGCAGTACATAGACAAAGAACATGAATGGGCTGATGGTGTGATAAGTCACACGATTATCAAGCCTAGTCATGTGGGCAACCCACGGCACAGGGCATATGGTGACAGGTATGCGTAAGCAGTGGGATTTTGCCAACATGAGTGATGAACAGCTTGATAATTTAGCAAGCCAGCTTGTCACTTGGTTACCAACAAAAGCAGAAAGGCTGGCATCAATGCTGGCCTTTGGCTTACAAGATAAACATTACTTGGAAGGAAAGGACATGAAACGAACAACAAAGACAGCAGGCACACACCTGCAAGGCAAATTGGAAATGCCTTATGATGAGATAGTTAAAGCGTTTGGTGAACCACATTACAAATGGCAACCAACAGACTTAGAAAATAAGATTGATGTTGAATGGTCGTTTGAGTTTGAAGATGGCACGATTGCAACGCTGTATAACTGGAAGAACGGTTATGCGTACAACGGCACTGACGGTCTGCCACTTGACCACATAAAAGAATGGAACGTTGGCGGTTTTAGCGTTGAAGCAGTGCACCGTATGGCTGGTGCATTTAATGCAAAGAAAGATGAGGAAGAAGGGATAATTGAGCATGACGCACAATGAAAAATTGATCGTCATTGATCGCAGGTGGATAGAAAGTATAGCTAATGAACAGCGTGATTTATCCCCTGCACAGCGTGCAGACTTGCTAATTTACATGAAGAACAATGACCAGCACGTTTATGAAGCTATCAACAAAGCGTTAGAACAGTCCGTACAGGATTGGAAAAACTATAGGAACACAACAAAATGAAAATGCTTATATTCAAATGGTCTGTAAGTCTTTTGTTGTTAATGTTTGGCATATGGCAGCTACAGGTGATGATACCTACGCCATATGTCGGCAGTCTTGCAGTCTTTTTTGTTGCCGTGTGGTTTGCATGGTGGGCATGGGATTGCTACAAAAGCGATAAGATTTGACAAGTTTGTGAGTGGTAGTTATGGTGTTGGTCGGTGGCTAGGCTCGTTCAGGACTGTTGTTGTATCTGACCAGATGGCTTCATTAGTGATGTAACCTTCGCTAGTCACCACCAAACTTCTACCTTATCACTCATAGAGGGGGGGAAATGGGTCAGCCTGTTTCCCCTTCTTTTCTGTGCAACCACAGCTACATCCATCAACGGCTAACCACTTCAGCGTCATTGCCAGCAGTTCTTTTTGTGTGCCGTAGTTACCTTCAAATTCAGCAGGGCTGTTGTGATAGCCAAACGAACCACGATGATGCGTGTAGCACAACGGTATAACTTCAAAGTGTGATGAACGCCTGCCCATGCCTGTTTGATGCTTGATGTGATGCAGTTCAGCAGGGCTATCGTAATGACCAAGCAGGCGACAAGCTATGCATCCCAGCCTTGCCACGCTATCCATGTGTTTCTTTTCTTTTGTTGTCTTGTTACGCACCATACTTTTTCTTTTCTATTGTTTGATTTATCATATCAGTTTTCCAACGTTCAAAGTTTATTTCTACAATCTTTTTTTCCCATGCCCACTTTGCTTCTTCACCTGTAGCCTGTGCCAATGCATCAATGTGGTCAATGTAACGTTTGTCAGCACGTGCTTCACGTTCTTGTGCTGCTGATGTTTTGTTTGCAACAGGATCATCAACCAGCTTTTCTTTCATCAATGTAGCAAGCAAGATCTGCCTGCTGTAATCTAGTTTGGTTAGCTTTTCCTTTGCTTCAGCGTGTTTCATGCCCACTTCACGCAGACTATGCATACGCTGTTCTAACTGTTCTTCACTCATATGCGTTTACCTTCCGTTTGGCTTTTTTAATACGCAGATGATGAAGAAAGCCATTGACCTCATCACCCACAGGCTTTGGCATCACACGCTTTGTATGCGGAAAATGCCCAAACTTTTCTTTGAATGTCCAGCTTGCCCACCCTTCTTTGTAGCCCCTTTGCCTAGCGTGATAGATAAGCTGTGCCAAAAAATCTAACTTGTGCTGTGGTGTAATCTTTTCTTTTTCTAACTCAACAAGCCTGCCTTGTTTGATTAACACCTGCTTTTCTTTCTTTGTTGGTGTAAAGCCACAGACAGGGCACGATATGTCACCACGCACAGGCTTATAAACATGGTCACATTGCAAACACGTCCAAGGTTGTTTCTCAATCGGTTCGCTTTTCTTTTGTCGTGGTGATTGTATTCTGTTTTCTGTTAGTTCCCATTCAGGCACATCTTCAGGAAAGCCATGCTCATACACACAACCAGCATGGTCAATGATTAGCGTGTCCTGTTTGCCTGTGAATGGTCGTAAGCTACGGCCTACCATTTGCAAATACATGGCATATGATTTTGTTGGTCGTGCCAGTATCACACATGATACCTTTGGTTCATCCCAGCCTTCAGTGAGCACTTGACAGTTTGACAACACTTTTATTTTGCCAGTGTGCAAGTCACTCAACACCTGTTCACGTTCTATTTCAGGCATATCACCATCAATGTGACCAGCAGGTATGCCGTTTTGATTAAAGATGTTGGCAATGTACTTGCTATGTGCAATCGAAACAGCAAACACAACGGTTGGTCTGTGTTGTCCATGTCGTTTCCAATGTGTAACCAAATCACCCACAAGTTTAGGTTGGTTCATACGCTTTGACAGGCCACGCTTTTCATAATCACCAGCTACAATCTTCAAGCCTTCTAAGTCAGGCATAGTTGGTGCTACAATATTGTTTGGTACAAGGTAGCCTTGGTCAGTCAGTTCTTTGATTGATGCACATTCTACAAGATCATCATAGACAGCACCCAATCCTTTGCCATCAGCCCTGCATGGTGTAGCAGTCAATCCAATGACATATGCGTCAGGGTAATCGTCTATCAAATCTTTGAAAGTTTTAGATGCAGACCTGTGTGCTTCATCCAGCATAATCAGGTCACCCTTTGGTTTGATAAAGTAATCGCCATCTTTGCGTGCATGAAACGTTTGTATGCTTGCTACTTGTGTGGTTGCCATGCTGTTTGCAGATTTACCAGCCATCATAATGCCGTGGTTTACTTCAAAATCTGCTAGTTTATTGCTGCATTGCATGACCAGTTCACGCCTATGTGCCACAAACAAGCTGCCTTTGTGCTTTAGCTGTGCCATTTTAATCATGTGGCTTGCAATCACAGTCTTACCGCTACCTGTTGGTGCAACAAGCAGCACTCTTTTGTTTCCGTTACGAAAACTTTGTCTAATTTTTTCTACAGCAATAAGCTGGTAATCACGTAGTTTCATAATCAATACCTGTTGTAAATGTCACGCACTTGGAACACAGCTTCGCTTCTGCTTTCAGGTGGTTGACACGCATCAGCAAAC